GCTCCACTCCAACTCAGTGCACAAGAACCGCCCGTAGAGAAGGTTGCTTTTGTCTCAGTTCCTGTAGAGTCAAGAATATTAATGTCTGTACCCCAAATATTAAGAGGACCGAATCCATTCTCTCTAATATTAGATCCTGCAGTTGAATTATGATAAATTTGTAGGTCAAATGATGCACCAAATTTTATTGATTGATCATCAGCAATTTCAATATCATTTGCACCTGAGGTATTCCCTCTACCTAAAACATTAGAAAGAGTATCAGCTTCTGCTGTTAGATAACCAGAGAGATCAGGAGGAGTATATGAAAATGCACCAGTGTTATTATTGTAACTAAGAGCCGCAGATCCAGCAGGGTTTGTATTAACACTAAAGAGAGTTGTGTCGGTTGCACTAGCTCCAGCACCAGCCGCTTCCCATGAGGATCCATTCCATGCGTATGTTATCCCTGCTACCGTATAAGTATAAGATCCATTTGTTGGTTGTCCTGCAGTGCTAGGAAAATTAATTGCCATTTCTCAGTGTGCTCCTTGTGTTTTATTTATTTTAACCAATGTCAATATTGACAGACCAGTTACCACTTCTCTTAATTCCCGTAATTTTAAATGCCTGTACATTATTTGCTAATGCAGATCCTTTACTTTTAACTTGAGTAGCAGCAAGAAATCCACCGCTACCATTACTAAAACTTACAGCATTTATTGAATAAGGTGTTACTCCTTGCTCAACCCATACTGTCATATTAAAGAAGGTATCATTGTCAGTAGAAATGCTCTCAATTTTAACAGGAAAATCACCAGTAGCACTTACTCTTATGAAGGTATCGCTTTCTGCTAAATCATATACTGCAGTATCAGAAGCAACAGTCACAGCTCTTTCTTGACCATTCTGACTGAATCCCATGGCATCTGCCCAGTCAGCACCAAAATATGCAGGGTTAATATCACCATCCAAGAACTGTGGTGGATATAAATCATCAACACCATATGTTCCTATTGGAGCTCCAGTTAATGAAGACCAGTAACCTGTCCAGTCAGTTAACAATAGAGTGCTTGCGTTGACAGGACCTGATCTGCCAGGAAATGTAGCATTTACATATGCAATACAACCAGATACAGTACCGCCAACATCTGCAATAGGTTTAGGTGTTTGATTTACATTTCTATTGTAAAATCTAACTGTAGGTCTAGCACCAATTTGTGCATCATTATTGTTTCGGAAACCAACAGACATTCTAGTTCTGTTTCCTAACCACATTGAGTTGTCAGACAAGAATAAATGACGAATCTTATACTCAGCGTTACCCAAATCATATGCAGCATTCGTATCAGGAATGATATGTGCTTTCATACTTACGGTTCCAGACGCACCGATAGTAGTTGCATCTGCCAATGGTGGAGATGCATCAACCCACTGAGAACTATCGGTATCTGTGTAGTATACTTTTAAACGACCAGTGTCACTTTCCCACCATAAATCACCAGCACTAGGAGATCCTGCAGGAATAGTATCACTAATAGTTACGTTAGCACCACCACCTCCTCCACCTCCAGTAGGAGCAGATGCTTCCCAAGCACTACCACTCCATGTTAATACATCACCTGTGGATATAGTTCCAGTGTTTACATCAGCTAGTTCATTGATGGAAGATCCAGTGTCTAGTAACTGTGTCCATGCACCTGCATGTGCAAAATATCCATGACCCTCAGCATGAACATGTGCAAACATACCATGATAGGTAGTTGCATTGACAGCGTTAAGTGCAGTCAGATCAGCAAAGTTATTAGAATAATAAATTTTACCAGTAGTTGTAATATCAGTTGTAGTTGATGCACCTCTACCTGTTACACTAGCAAGAGTATCTGACTCTGCTGTTAAGTATCCTCCAGTGCTATGGTCACCCCAGTTGTAAGCGGTGTTCCAGTTACCAATGTTTGTTCCTGTAATACCTCCAGCTGGTGATGCAGCAAATACAGGATCAGTTTCTGTATATGAAGTAAGATAATTAGGATTCCAGTTTTCCCACGCAGAATTAGCAACACTGTACTTTAATAACTGTCCATCTTGTAGAGTTGCTATTGTTACGTCACTATGACTACTAATAGATCCTATTGATGTTAAATAACCAACACTTGAATGGTCTCCCCAACCATATGCTGTATTCCAATTGTCAATATTGGATTGAAGAATGTTTGAAGAAGGCGATGCGCTAAAAACAGGATCAGTTTCAGTGGAAGTGAACTGAAACCTACCTAGAACTTTCCAAGTTGTTCCATCCCAAGTCCACGTTACACCACCAAACGTATACGTGTCATTAATATTCGGTGATGCGGGGAAATCTAATGCCATTTCTAAACGCTACTATTCTTCTGATGTATTTAGTTATCTATTGTAGTATCCTCTTGGGAACAGTAATCCAAAGTATGGTCTTCTACCTTTCAAGAAACCAGGTTGAGGACGACGTTTTTGATATGGTTGATTGTTTTGAGGTCCTGAGTAATCTAAGTTATTAATGTTAAAGGTTTGAGGTGTACCTGATGGAGCTGTTACTCTAGCAGTTGCAGAAAAAACAGTTGCGATAAAACCAGTTGCAGTATTTGGTTGCAACTTGGTTTCATCAAAACCATCAACAGGAAGAGCAGGTGCTTCCGAGAGTGCTATTAATGCCATTAGCTAATCCTCGCCATGAATAACATACCAATTGTAGAATTGTTATCTATACCATCAAGACCATTCTGTTGTGTTTGATATGAAGCTTTAATAATTTCATATGTTTCAGTACCACCTACGGTTACAGTATCACCAGTTCTAAATGCAGTTAGACCAGGAGTTGTTGATACCTGTAACATTACAAAATCATCTGGTAGATAGTAAGGACATGGAACCATTCTCTCATTGATTGGTAAACCTTTAAATGGTTTGTAGTAATTTGCTTCTGATGCTACAGAATTTCCAAGGTATTGATCATAAAGACTGTTTCTGTAATACAGATACATGTCAGAATCAATTTGACCTTCTGTTTCTATATTACACACGTATTCACTTGTGGTATAGACTTGTGGTGAATCAGAATCTCTCAGATAACCATAGAAAGCTTCTCTAGCAATACTATACTGACCAACTGGTTCTGTATTAGTTCCTTGATCAGTAGAAGAATATCCATAATGAGGAGCACATGTAGTATGTTGTAACTTAATAGATCTTGTACCAGAACTATATGTCATCATTGATCCATTGAAAACATAATCATAATCAAAAACATTATTTCCAAATGTAGCACCGTGATAAACTGTGAAAGAACCATAGGATTGAACTACTTCATTAATTGTTTGACAGAATTGAATGACAGCAAAGTTAGTATCTTGAGGATTTTGTGCTCTATACACCCTAATTTCTAAAGGATATGCTGTTGGAGTAGAACTAGTACAATAAGTAACATATGGAAAGTTCCAAGAACTAGCACCACTATCAGTGATTGGGTAATCATAACTTTGCTGATAATCTAGTCCTTGAAGTCCTGTAAAATCACCAGCACTAGATCCAGTACTACTGGCAACTCCAATTTTATTCAACCATTTATATCCACTTCCAGAATTGAATAACAATCTATTGTTTGTATCAGTATCAATTCCAAATGAATAGAAAGTAGTTCCATATGTTTTAGAAGCATCATTGACATTTTTTAAGACAGCCCACTGACTATTATTTGCTCTCTGGAAGAAAGTAGAACCAGCACCTAAACTTGTTACACGGACAGAAGGTATACCATCACGAGCGTTGTTTGAAGTTTCTGATGTCTTGACACCAAACGTAATATCATTAGCAGGTGTTGCTCCACCAATCTGATTGCCAGGAATAGTAAAAGCATCATCATCTTGCCATCCAGTTCCTTTAGTTAAAATTTCAATGTTGCTTATGTATCCTCTATAAGAAGATGATGAATATATGTACCTATACACTCTGACTTTTAAGGCAGATCTGCCACCACTTGCAGCAACTTCGTAATCCCAGAAAGGATAATCAGAAAAATTAGAGGAACCTGAATAAGCTTGTGGCATTACATTAATTACACCCTTCATTCCAGAGTTAGTATCATTAGCGTAAATGTATTTTCTTCCTTCCTGACCCAATTCTGATGGAGCAAACAATTCCATATCAGTAGGATTGGTATGAGATTGCTTATATCCAGTAGTGTCCCATTCTACAGTGCCAGTATCAGATCCAGTTCCAGTAGGAGCAGTTGTGTAGGTAGTGCTTTGAAGTAACCCTGTTTCAGATTTTGCCCACCCAGTAGTAATATACTTAGTAGCATCATAGTCATCAGTATCACGACAAAGATACATATTACCACTTCCAGCAGTATCTAAAGTAATTCTTAGAGTATCACCCATACCAATATTGATAGTACGGTTATCATAAGCAGCATCATCAACCTCGCTGATACCATATGTAATGTTAGATTTAGAAGAATATCCTGTTGAATATCCACCATCACTCATAACAATTTCAGTGCCATTAGCAGCATCTGTAGCATTTGCTGCTAATTTAAAACGATCCTCATCAACAAGAATAACATAGTAAACTGTATCTAGTGTCAAACCCTCAACACCATAGTTTGCATTTGTTCCACCTTTAGCAAAATGGACTTGTTGACCTTGAGTAAATCCATGTCTAGTCATCCTAATTTGATTTGGATATGTACCATGAGTACTAGAATACCAATATTGATATCCGTTAGAAGGAACATTTTTCAACAATCTATAAGCAGATGTGCCAGTTGCTGTTGCATCATAATAGTGTGTAATTGTAGATGTCCAAACTGCATCACCTCCTGTCGTTCTCCATGTGTCACTAGTGTTAGTGAAACCTTCTGGACTAATCAATCTCTGAGGTACACCAGATGCAGCAGTACCACCATGAAATCCAAGGTTAGCAAATACAGTCTCTAACGCATCCATTACGTGAGTCTTATCCCAACCAGTGTTACCGTTATTGACCTGAACGACTGATTTTAAAATTGCCATCTTTGTTATTCTCCTATTTGTAGTGCTGTTAGAGTGACTGTGATTGTAGTTGATGCGCCACTTCTATTCGTGACTGCTAAGTAAATGTTATCCGTTCTTGGATTGTCGTTATTGAATCCCATAATACCAGGTGAAATCAGAATTGACTCTGATCCAGACGTTCTCACTTCAGCAATAACACCGCTGCCAGGTGTGGGATCTTCTCCCTCACTTCTTGTAGCATCAGCATCTCTTGATGCATCGTCTACATAAACTCTCACCCATGCTTCTGCATCGGTAGTAATCTTGAATAATGAATAAGCTTTGTAACCTGTAATATTTAGTTCAGCAGATGCGTCAGCAGTAAGTGATGATGTAGTTCCTGATAAATCTTGAATTTGTGGAACGGTAGAACCACCAGTAGCAGTTAGAACACCGTTACCATCAATAGAAAGACCAGAACCAACTTTGATACCACCAAGAGTTGTTGCATCTGCT